CTGTTCTCTTTGATAGGATGTTTATATCTATCTCACATTTGTTCAAAATGTATTCTAGAAATTTCTGATCCATCTAGTTCGCTACAGCACTTGATTGATTGTTTGTTATTCTGATTCTGATAGGTTCATTTGAAGCATCTCCCTCTCCTACAAAGGTCATAGTTCTCTCTATTGCTCCAAAGGTATTAACAGCATCATCATAATCTGTGATATAACAGTTACGTATCAATACATTACACAAATCACCATCTGAATTTGTAAATGTGAATTCCAAATCTGATTGAGTACCATCCAAATAATCAGTATACAAAACATTATCTTGCATCTCAAGAGTAACAGACAAAGTGATATCTTTGACATCATTTGTAATTGGTTCTAAGGTCTTCTTATCACCAAGAACATTTCTTCTCTCAAGTTTGTTATCAAGTGACAATTCAAAACTTTTCATTTTGTATGTAGCAGAGTTGTAATTCAAATCTCCTGATTCATAGTGAAAAATTTGTCTACCTGATCCAAAGGTTGAAGAAGTAGCTGTTGATCTAGCATTTGCATTTTGAGCTATTATTTCAAAAGATGCTGTTACTTCTTCTCCTGCTGTTCCTGAAATACTCATTGTAGCGACTTTACAACCAAGAAAAACCTCATATTCTCCTGTTCCTCTTTGAAGACCTATAGACAAAGATGGAAGTTCTCCATTTGAGGATGGTTCATAATCATGTTGATACTGAGGAGTAGCAGGAGATAGATCTGTTGTTGTTGCAGCACCTACAGCAGCCTTGATCAACATTCCTGTACCCTCATAGAGAAGAGGAAGATCAATAGAACCTCCAACATTCAAAAAGGCATCAAAATGTCCATTCTGAAACCCTCCTGCACCTGATTGAGATAAATGTGTTTTGCGTTCTTTCTCTTGTGTTTTTTGAAAAGAAGCAGAGATGATTCTGTTATCAACAGGCATTGAAGCAGCGATTGTTCCATACGTTGATTCTTCTCCTAGTTTTATAAATGCACCACGTCCAAATTCTAACGGCATGATATCCTCCTATGTAGGTAATAATTTTCGAACTTGTAATAAACTTGACATAACGAACAATTCTAGATCTGTGTTCTGTACAATGCAACGTACAACATAATCAGTATCTACTGTTCCTTGAATGATACGACATTTGACCCAACCATTGATCGATCTTGTCTCTCCTAGAGAGATCATTGAAGGCTGTGCAACTCCTGAAGAATCTAAGACCTCAAAATCATAATAATCAACCAATTTAAAATCTAGATGTTCTTCAGATGGAAGAGATCGAGGAGCAAGCAATTGAAAGATTGGAAACCAAATATCTATTTTTTCATCCGGATCTTTTTGTATGATCGTTGTAGGTACTGTTGAAAGACCTGATTGAGAAGCCAAATTAACAACATTCTTAAAAGGTGCACCGAGATAGATATATCCGTTAACGGTTGAAGTCAATCCTGTTGTAGCAAGATCAGAAGATTGATCAGGATTATCCCAATATAACCAAACTTGATGAATAACATTTGCTGCTTTGACTGCTCCGTAATTTGCTCTGAATGTTGCTTGTCTACTTGAGAAATTCCATGTAACTCTTTCAAATGGAATTGGTTGATTTCCGTTTTGATCTACAATAACAGCATCAAAACCATCTGATCTAACATTGTTCCAAAAGTCATCCCATGTCAATGATAGATTTATTGAAAAGATAAAAGAACCTGAAGACACAAGACTTGTATCTATCGCTATAGGCATTCTTCTTTTCCATTCTGATCCGTACCAAGTCATCTATACACCAAACTGAGATTGATGGGATACTCTAACCTCTAACAATGAGATCCCTGTGTTACTTATACCATATTCCTCACCATCTAAAGACGTAAAATTGACAATTACATCTTCTGTAAGACCTGAAAGTCCTAGAGTACGATCTGAAGTGATTGCTTTTTGAATATCTCCTGCAAGATTCATAGCATTCTGAATTCTAGATTCTAGATTTGATCCTCCTGCGTAAGATACAATCTGATATACAGATTCACCTACATATCTTCCTAATGTTCTTCCTTGTTGCTCTATGGTATCAATAAAGACGATACTAGCAGAAGGGACTTGAGGAGAATGAAGAACTGCACCGATAACAACACGATCAGAAAGATCAAGGCCCGAAAAACCACTAGAAAAATCTGTAGCTATCAAAGTCTTCAATCTATTCAATATTGTTACATGTACGATATCAGGCATTATAGATCATCCCAAACTAACATCAAGAAGAGAAGATAACCTATCAGGCAAACGCTCTCTTTCTGAAGATACAGCCCTGCCAAGAAAAAGACGAGGACGAATAAACCGAGTACCAAATTCAACAAAGTCTGCATAATTTACATCTTGAGAAGAAGAAGATCCTCCTGCTCTTAATATAATTCTAGGTGATCCCATAGGTGCATCAATAAGACCTGTTATAGATGATCTCAATCTTCCTGTTCTTACTTTTGGATATGAAGTAGCGTTCAGTTTTGCTTCTCTCTCCATACTCAAAGCAGAAGTTGTTAGAATCCTCTCAAGTTCATCTAACAATCTATTATCCGCTTCTCTGACACGCTTGAGAAAATCATCAAAGGATAGTTGAGACATTTCTGTAACCTCTCAATATTTCTTTGACCTCTTCAGGCATTGTTCTAGGTGATAGTGATACAGTAGAATTTCTTTGAGTAATCGATACATTGCCTTGATTGCTTTTTGCACGTTGTAAATGACTACAATACACACAAATAGCATGAACCAAGTCAGAAGGTGGGTTTGAAGTACTGAAACCAAAAGAACCTACAATTTTGATTGCTCTAAAACCACGATCAAAAGTATCAGGAGAAGTATCATCTAGAATAACTCTTCCCAATTCCTTATCTATCTCATATTGAGATGAATCTATTAAAGTATCGCTACCATAAACACGATCAACATCAGAATGTATTGATGTAATCGAGATGATAGGCTTGATCGGTGATTGTAATACATATTCAAGACCGTACATAGATCCATCTGCATATATTGTATATGTTGATTGATCTAAGGTGTAAGAAGTAGCACTATCAGACAAAGGAAAGCCCAAGTATCGAGCAATAAAACCCTCTACTCGAGCAATAAGCGAAGTTAGATCTGCATCAATAGAAGATCCTTGTATCTCAGGAAGATATTCTTTTAATGTTGATACAGATACCAAACTCATTCATTTTTATCCTTAGATGTCTCTAGCAGGAACACATTTGATAACAAAGATTACATCTGTAGCACCTGCTAAGGTGTTGAGAACATCTGCTTTTAATTGGATCGCTTGACCTGCTTCATATCGCTTTGAAACACCATCTTGTAAAGACATTGCAACAGGAACATTTTGAGCAAATCCTGAAGCCTCTGAATCTGCTGAAAGCAATACTGTAGCATCATCATCTGCATAGATTTCACAGGTAAGTTTTGGATCAGCACCTGAAGCAACTGCAGCAGAACAAACAATATGAGCAGATTCGATACGACAATCAACAGGAGCCGCAAGAGCAACTGTTACATCTGCACCTTGTACATTATCAATTTTATATTCTAAAATAAACATTTTTAACTCCTTAAAGATTAGATAGGCAAGTCATAACCATAAACAACATTTTTCACAGATTCAGCATCAGGAGAATCCATAACAGCACGCATTGTAGATACGATTTGAATAGCACCTGAAGTAATATCCTTATCACTCTCAACAGTGATTTGACGTCTCAAGTATTGATACCAAGAATCTGTATTGAATACCAAGAATCCTGTTTTATCTGTTGTAACATTATCATACAAACCGTTTCCATTCATATCTGCACCCATAAAGCGAGACATAACGATCGGAATACCTGCAAGAGAAGCAAGTTGTCCTGTGAGAATGGTTGCTTGTGCTCCAAACTTCTCAAGAGTTACAACTTGATCTAATTGGAGGAAGTTTGCAACAAGAGCCTCAGGAGATACAACACAAACTTTATTTCCTACAGCAAGCTCTCCAAGTTGCGCTACAGCATCCATGAAACCTGCAAAGGTCATAGCTACTCCTGCAAAGTCTTTAATAGATGATTTGTCTATAGCAGCAGCACGCATACCTCTGAATAAACGTCGATGGTCAGCGGATGATCCAAGCCCTGTAGCTCCCCAACGTTCTCTGATATTCCAGTTTGCAATATCGTCTTGATGAGTAGCAGCAGAATCACCATTGATCATGGCATCTTCAAAAGCATCTTCAAGGTCTTGAGCGATTTGACGAGACATAGCAGGGATGATCGCAAATGCAGAATCTTCTCCTGCAGCATCATCAATATTCATGAGAGTAGCTAAGCCTTTTGCTCTAACAGTTTTTTGTGCTGTTTCAATGGTACTTGCTTGATACTTTGCAAGATCATCAGTGATTTGACCCTTAATGTAAGGACGGCCGCCTCTGTTCAATTTTGGAATGAGAAGTGTTTCACGTTCCATTTGTACAGAAGGCAACAAAGCACGAAGACCACGAGGTATTTGAAATGTT